CGTCTTTTTTCTGGATTCAATGATCTTATCTGGATGCTCTTCCCTGTATTTGCGGCAGCGGAGGTTATGGCAATCGCGGCATTCACTTTGGAGTCCATCCGCCTTTGCTGCCCGCTTATTAAATTGGTCCCTGCTCTTCCACTGTTTGCACTGCGTGCATTGCTTGAGAGTTGCTGGCCCTTGATCCATGGTCTACATTGGCGCGAATCAACATATTAGCGCAAATCAGTCATGGGGTCGCTTGCGTCGTCTGCCGACATGAGGTCGTTAATAAAAAGCTTCGCCTCGGAAAGCGTCTTGAAGTAAAGCGGCCTGTTGTCTATCGCTGCGAACCATTGAAATTCCGGCTTACTGAAACATGGCCATAGCTTATAGGGACCATAGTTAAATGGCTGGCGTTCTGGCAAACCAAACATGGGAATAGTCCGTAGTTTTACCACGCTAGTTCTTCTCATAAATTATGCATGCATTATTTAATACATTCTTCAGCAAATGACCATGCCCCCACTCTGCCCTCGACTCTGCCCTATAAATCCTTAAGAAATTATGAAGATTTTTAAGCTTTTGTATCGCCATGATACGAAAAAGCCCACATTTTACTCACAGGCTGAGATACGATTACCGTAAGCGGAGCACACGCCAAACCCGGCTCCTCCCGCCTAGTTCCCTCCCGGACATCTCCCCTCTAACGGAGCGCCCCAAGCGCGAAGTGATGAACAAAAGGGCTAGACAAGCCCCGATGTCCTCCTCCGCGTAGTCCCCCAAAGGGACGGAGCCTCTCCATCAAGGGGCGAAATACAAAAAAGCTGTGTCAGTCTTATGTGATGACACGGCCAAACTATGCGTAGCCACTGGGAAAACGCTTTTTGCTTTTCTCTATCTTTAAAAGCTTGAACGGCGGCTTTGGGCCGCCTTCTTGCTAAAACGATGGAAAGGAAAGTGCGCGATCTTGTACGTCATTACGACGGCTTGGGGTCGTCTCCATTGGAGAAGCTAATCGTCTGAAATGCCTCAAGCGGCGCCTGCGGCTTGCTTTCGGCATGCCATTATTGAATTCTTTAGCTATCTTTGTCGGAGCAAACCTTGTCCAATGAATTCTCCGACTCGGGCTTTTGGTCAAAACACTCGACTGTCAGGTAAAAAACAACAGGCTTATCTTGCTGAATTGCGTCGCCAGTCTGAGCGTGATCAAAAGAAAAAAATGCGAATCAAGCAAAATTTTGTCTATTATTGCGCGTGGGAAGATAGGCCAGATGCAGTCAAGATTGGCTTTACAACTAACGTACTAGATCGCATGAAAGCCTTTCTTACTGGTTCCCCTAGTAATCTTTTGATGCTTGCCATCTCTCAAGTGACTGGTCCAGACGATGAGGCTGCTCTGCATTCTCAATTTGAAAGCAGTCGCATCAGAGGAGAATGGTTCAATCTTGACGAAAAATTTACCCGTCACATCTTTTCTGCTGATCAATCGCTAGCTTTTGCTATCCATCAAGAATTTCCGCAATACTACAAATCTTGTATTCTTGTGCCAACGATGGAGCAGTACATTGATTTGGTTACATTCGGAATAAGTCTTGACGGAAAAATCCAGTCGAAAAATTGCGCCACTTTTTGAGGAGGATACCCCCGCCCCGCAAACAAAAACAGCCGGGTTACCGCGCCAGGGCTCAAATGTCAAGCACTTGCAACAATACGTTATAAATGCCCCAAATTGTGAGGGTTAATCTCCCTACCGACGGGATCACCAGTAGGAGACTGACCGCCACAGCCCGCTAGGGTCGCCATCCTGACGCGATAAAAGCCCACACCTAGGAAGGGTGCGGGCTTGTCTTGCGCGGGCTTGTGCGGGCTTGTGGGGGCCTTTCAGGGTTCTTGATTCTCAGCCATAAAATCTACAATTTGAGACTGTAGCTCAGCGATGGCACATTCACGAGCGTAACTGTAGGCAATCTCTTGAGAGTTTTGCATCTCATCTAGAAAGGCGCAGGCATCATCGAAAGTGGAGAAAGTTTCAGCGTAGAAAGTGTGGCCACAGTCTGATTCTGTGATGAAAAACACGGGAAAGGAAAGCGAGGGAAAGAAAGAACTAGGAAAGAAAGAATCAGGAAAGTGCAGATTCTGCCTTGCGTTTGCTTGTGCCATGGGCCAGAAAGGCTATGGCCACTTTCTTTCCTCTCTTATGGCACAGCATACAATCGCTGCACGTTACAGCATCGCTGCGTTGTGCGGGGCAAACTATCACAACGTTGTCGCCTTCAGTGTGCCACGTTGTGCGCGGTTCTGTGGACTTTGCCACCATAACTGCAGGAAGATCATGCGCGATTGCATCATCCACTTGCGCTTCACTTTCACAGCTTACGTTGATAGTGAAGCCTGCACGGTTTGCCTTTCTAATTAGGGAAAGATTCTCACCAACTTTAAGGCTATGGTGAGTGTAAGTGTAAGCCCGGAGATGCTTAGTGGCAACTATCATCTTTCTAATGAAAGTTTCACTGATCTTTCCTAAGTTATGGGGCAGATCCCCGGCTTGATTGTGACGGAAAGCGCTACCCTCTGGCAGGGCTTTCAAACTTTCTAGGAAAGTTGCAAAGTTTGAGCCTCTCTCACCATTGCTAACTTTCAGCCAGTGTAGATTCAAGGGCCCGGATGTAGCGTAACAACCATTATCAAGGAAGGGGCAAGTTGGTGAGCAGGTGGACTTTGCCGATGTTGATACTGCCATGGGGCCAGTCTTGGCATTGCCAGACTTTGCCGTGAGATGGAAGGAAAGCTTAGAAAGTTGCATCGTTTGAAAGAAAGAAAGGGAAAGAAAGGAAAGAAAGAATCAGGACTCGCCGGGAAGCTTGGCACGTAGTGTCACCACATCCGAAACTTTCCTGCCGCGAGACTTTGCAAACTCGCCCATCTCAGCATCGGAGAAACTTTCCATAGCCTCCCATTCAGCAAGGCTCAGCGCGTCATCATTCACCAGATAGCAAGTTGCGGCAGTTAGCACGGTGCCCGTGCTGGCGTCGATCAGTAGATACCGGGAAAGGTCAGCAGCCATGGTTTGAAAGCTTGAGAGGGTAGCGGCTGTGGGAATCGCTTCCCTTGCGCCGTTGATAGAAGTATGTGCCATAAGTGGCACAGGATCCCGGAAAGTAGGACGGTTTCACAAGCGGCACACGTTCCGGGAAGCTATGGCGCTTTCTGTGGTTGGCGCCTTGTGCGGGATCGCCTGACTGAGCGACCCTATGGGCAAGCCACAAGAAACGAAACGCGCACGCGCACGCGAATATCATGCCACCCACCCACCAGTCAACTGCCGCAACAATCCGCAACAATCAACGCCCATACCATAGGACGGGTGAGAATCGCCAAATTGTGACGAAACGTCACAAGACACCAGAATGTGGCAACGGATACCAACAAAAGCGCCGCAAGCATGGTAGGCGCAGCAGTCGCCTATTCTTTATTCTTTATACTTTCAAGCGCGGATTAATTCTTTATTCTTTGCACTCACAAGATGCAATCAATTCTTTATTATTAACAACAACAAAGTGCAATTAATTCTCTATTCTTTGCATCAAAAAAGTGTGATTAATTCTTTATTCTTTATACTTTCAAAGTGCGATTAATTGTCAATAAGAATTAACGAAAAAGTGCAATTAATTCTTTATTGTTATTGCCGACAATCGCAATTAATTAATAATAAGAATAACAAACTGAAAAGTAATTATAATTAACAATCAATCACGATTGAAGTTTATTTATTATACAAACTCAGCCGATTCCAATTTTTTGCTATACAAAGCTAGCCGATTCTATTTTTTTACTATACAAACTCAGCCGATTCTAATTTTCTCATAAATACGCCAATGGCAAGTCTTGATTTTCTATAGATAAGCCGCTAGCGATTCCCTGCTCCATTTAGTGCGGCCACGAGAAACCCTATTGCAACATTCCTCCATTCGCTCCCCCTTTTCAAGTTTTGTTTTCATTACACGAAGCCATTGCGAAGAACAGACCTTCATCAAGCCCTCCACCAAGTCATGATCTTGATGCTTCCAAGAAACAAACTGCTGAATTTTCTTGATCAAAGACTCTCCAACGCTGAATTCTTTTGCAATTGCCTTCACTTTTTCCCCATGGATTAATCGCAGGCGGATTGCCCTCACTTGATTAGAAGTAAACTTGGCATTTTTGGCGTTTTCGCCTATGGTCGTCATATTCAAGCCAGTATCCCAAGCGTGCCTCACATTATCTTCTGCTGTTGCCCATTCAAGATTACCGATATGACTATTGAGCTTATTGCCGTCAATATGATTAACGCACCATTCTCCCCTCTTGTTTCCAACTTTACCAGGCGCAGGAGGCATCCAAGTAAGGCGCATTAAATAATAGACAGTACGAGGTTGAGGCCTGCCATTTTCTCTCAATAACACCCACGGATAAGGATGGGAAGCATCGGTCTGTGGGCTCATCAAGCCCCTTTTGAAAGTGCTCCAAACCTCGCCCTTCTCATTGATGAAATAGCGTCCGTCATACCCAGGAATCTCCTTAAACCCTGCAGGCACGCTGCTATGCTTGTATTCAGCCATGGCCAAACCGTCCTTTTGGTAGTGGTTAGAAACGTCACGAGATGCCAGTCTCGCGATGTTTCGCCATGCTAGCAATTATTTCCCTACCAACCATGACCATCAAAAGCCGCCTTAGGGCGGCTTCTTCGCTAGTAAACGGCCCTCCCACTGCATTCTCATCATCATCGTCATACCAATACCAGCCTTCCACTAGTTCAGTGCCTTTGCAGCAATCTTCAGAAAAGAAATCAATGAGAATCATGAAAAGTCTCCAATGATGTAGTCAAAAGGCCCTTCACCATGACCTATGCAATGCCCTGCAAGCAAAGCATGCCTGGCAAGACCATAAGGTCCTATTTCTGCATAGTTGTCTTTTAACCATTGTTTATCAAAGAGTTTACCAGGCTTTCCGCTCCTGTCCCAGACAATAGAGAAGAACTTTCCATTGTCAACAAAGTCTCCATATTCATCTCTTATTTCATAGTCATGATCTTTCGTTAAATAATCAATGCGGCTCCATAGTTGCTGCCAATTATTGATGCCATCTTCTGGATACACGTGAAGACCAAAGCACCAGCCATAAGAGCTTTTGCCAAGATGCAAAGGAGGCTCTTCTTCTTTGCCGCAATGAAAGCACTTAGGAGCGTGCAAGTAGTAATTGGTGCCCATTTACTTTGCTTGCCCCCATTGTTCTGCCATTGCTTGGGCAATGCCTTTATAAGTGGTACTACGAAGCTTCCACCTATCTGCGCTTGGCGGCATGCGATGCACTTTTGCTTCCCTTCCTTCAACTATGTCCGTTGGAACAAGGCAGGGCAGATTTTTAAGCCATAAACACGTGGCTTTTGTTTCTCCATGACCAAATTGCCAAGGTTGAATAATTTGATTTGGCTTGCGTATGCGAGACGAAATGATGCTGATTGGATTCTCTAGAGCTATTTTTTCTATGGAAGCATTTAGCAGTAGCTGAACAAAATCCAATGCTTCTGCCTGTTCTTTTTGCTTTTCTTTAAACCATCGTGCTCCACTAACTGCTAAATGAGTGCATGGAGGGTGGGCGATCATTAAATCAAAATCATCGTGCAAGATATCACGCACATCACCTTGATAGTGTGGGCCTGGTTTATCAGTGGGCAATAAATCGCAGCTAATTGCATCGTGGCCTTGACTGATGAATGCATCCCTGACAGTGCCGCTATATTCGCATGCAACTAATACTTTCATTGTCATTTCATCACCTGCTGAAGCCTCTTCCACAACCATTGCTCTTTGGTATCAGGGCGCATCAGCTCATAGCCTTCATGATCAATGATGCTATCACCAGCGCTGTCTATGTAACCTTCAACGTCCCTGCGCCAGATGCCCCTGCAAGAGCCTTGCTGGTCAAAGACGGCAATAATGTCTTCCCGATCC